ATTCGTGTAATAATCATTGAAATTATTTTTATCGCTTAATATTCTACCTGCTACCTGCTCAGGGGTTTCTTTAGCGGACATATTCGCTTGAGCTTGGCCAATATCTTTAGGCGTATTCGTTAAAGCTACATCTTTTACAAACTTAAACAAATTATTATCAGTATCGATTAAAGCCTTAAGCTTTTCATAATCTTCTACATTTTTAGTATTTTGCTTTAAAAATAAATCAACTTTTGTTTCAGTTGTTGATAAATCTTCCCATTTGCTACGCTCTGCCTTAACTGCTTCTAACTGTGCCGCTTTAGAAGATTCTAAAACTTCCATTGCTTCCCTAGACATCTTAGCAATAGAACCGATAACCTTATTTGCTTGAGTCTTAGTTAAGCCTGCCTCGTGAGCTGCCTTCTTAATTTCTTTTAAAACATTATCGTCAAACTTATAATCAGGCGTTTCAATCTCATAGCCATCTGCATTTTCGGGTCTGCCTAGACGATTAAATAATTTATCCCATTCCTCTGGAGCTGATTTTTCATTAGGTAAATTTACTTTAGAGCCTACTGCTTTTTGTGCATGAACATAACTCGTAACTAAACCTTGAACATCCTTTATCGGCTCTAAATTTTTTTGGAATGTTTCCCTCTCGGTAGGGTCTTGAATATTCCCTAAGTATTGAGTTTTAAACTCACTAAAATTAAATGCTGGTGTTTCTTCGTTCATTTTAATATTCTCCTAAATTTGCTAAAAAATCTTTTTCCGTTAATTCCTTATTCGCTAAAAGCCTTAATACTACTGCTCTTTTTCCTTCAATAAAAGGGGTAAATTTTTCATCCCAACAAGGCTTATTAAATTCAGCGTAAAGCATTAAATCTGAAATAATTAAATCCCATGTTTCGGCAGGGATACTTTCATAAGCCTGCTTAACTCTTTTTTTATAATCATCTTTATCTTTAAACAGTGTAGCCACATAACGGCTTATCGTCTTTATCATATTACCCCTTGTTGTAAAGCTACCGCTTGGCTTAAATCTTTTGCTGCCCCTGCTGCACCTTGCATATTCGCTACTTGTGCCGATTCTTCTCTTTTCGCCTTCGCTTCTTCTAATTCTGCTGGTGATTTTAACACGCTTAAATCAGCACCAATCTTTTTAAATACATATTGTATAAACTTCTCTTCTTTAATTGCTTCTAATACAGATGGGTCTATAGACTTAGTATTCGCTAAAGTTATCAATGCTCTTTCAAGTAAAGTAATTGATTGAGCGTTTGAAGCTTCATATAAAGCACTTGTGAAATCAACTTTTAACTCCATATCATCAGGAAAATCTAACATCTTCCACTCTTTAAGCTGATTAAAAACAAATAAAAACGCAGGAGCTAAAAACTCATCTTGAATGCGTAATATATAATTTGTTAATTTCCTTACTCTTGAATTTTCACGCATGCTTGTTTCAGTTGCGGACATTTCAGCATTTTTAAAATCAACTAACAAGTCAGAAAAGAAACTTTGTGCAATTCCGTTACGCCTGCGATCTTCCATTTCTAAGCTAACTGGTAAATTCGCTACTGTAACTAAAGGCTCTGGCTTAATAATCCCCGTCGCTAAAGAAGCCTCTTGCATTGATAAATAAGTCATCGCTTTAGGGCTTAAATCTAAAGCCTTCCCAGTATCAACTAATAAATCATAAGGTACTGCCATTGGCGGCGTAACCATCGCCTCGGCTGCACCTAAGTTTGACTCAATCATGCTGTTTAAAACTTTAATATCAGGCAAAGCTTTATGCCCTGGGCCACGCCCATAAGAAGAACCTGCTTTACGCTTCCAAGATGGAGCGACTATAGGGAATTGAGAGTAACCATCTTCCCATATCTTAATCTTCGTATCATAAATAAAATAACAGGATACATAAGGCTTTTTAGTAGTTATCTTGCACCCTAAAGATTTAGCGTATTCGGTTTTCATTATCGAATGTAAGATATCAACATTCTTTTTGCCGCTTTCTTTAAGCTGCTTTTTATCGTAATCCGTGCATTCTGCTTTCTCTAAATTATCAAATTCAGCTAACAAGACATCTAGGTCTAACTTATATTTTCTAAAGAAATAAAATACATCCCCATAGCTATTTCTTTTAATGTAACAATCTTGAGGCGGCAAACGGCAAAAGCGAACATAGCTAGATTTGCCCTCAATCGTTGAGTGCATATAGCCGTAACCTTGACCATATAAAATTAAATCATCAGCAATATCGCCAAATGTTGTATAAAAATTTGCTTTACTGCGGCTTAAATGCTGCAAGACTAAATTAGTACCAATCTGCAAATTTTTAGTTAATTCAAAATCATCTTCCTCGTTAAACCCTTCAATGTTTAAGCTTCCCCATTTTTTGCTTTCCGTTGCAAGCATGGATACTAAAGCACTGCTTAAATCTTCGGCTGCCCTTTCAGGAGTCGAATCTAAAATTTTAGTTTGATCTACAAACCCATCAGATGAACTTGTATTAAAACCCCTTGATTCAGGGCTTAAATGTTCAGATATTGCACGCCATTCATTATCATAATTAGAACGATCTGCTGCACAATCGCTAAAAGCTTTAAATAATTTTTCGTTCATTCTTTTTACCTTTAGGCAGGATTAACCCCCCACCAAATTTATTAGCTTCGTCTTGCTTCGCCTGCTCAAGCGGCGTTAATGGAATATTCGTATCAAAATCGCTTATCGTTTTCCTTTCTGCTAATAAAGAAAGCTGCTTTAAAGCCTGCTTATTAGCTTTACGCAATGCATAAGCCGCCGTTTCTTCTTCGCTTAATTCTTTTGGAACGCCACCAGATACCATGCTCTTATTTTACACCACGTTTATAATTTGCAAAGCTTGGTAACTCAATCATTTTTTTATGCCTCTGTAAAGAATGAACAGGAATTACATCTAATTTATAGGCACTTGCCATACAGCGAACCGCATCTGCGTTATGCGAGTGCTTATCATGCACTGGAACTTTAGTGAAAACTCCCTCCGCATTTTTCTTCCGTTTATAATTCCGTAAATCATTAATTAATCTGCGACATCTCTCTTTATCAAAAAAACAATAAGCTAAAACTTCTTGAACCCATTCAATATTCCCCGCTAAATCATTTGTTTTCGGGATAATAACAATCTTTAAACCCTTCTGCTTCCGTAACGTCTCCGCCCTTGATTGCAATTTATCCATTTTATCTTGGCGTTTTGTCGCATCCCACGGCAAAAACCATACATCAATTGTATATTTATTGCGTATCATGTCCGTAAACTGCCCACTAGCCATATCTTTAGAAACAAAATTATCAACAATATGTATCGTGTTCTTATCAGGATGTTGATGAATTACAGCAGTCATCAAATCTTCCCCCTCCGCTAAATCTAAACTTGCAAAAGTCTGCAAATTTGAATTATGCGGTACATGCGTTATCCTGCCTTCCTCATCTATAGCGTGCATTTGATGTTTAAAATAAGAACCGCTAGCACTTGCCTTAAAAGAACAATAAAATTCTTGCATTGCAATTTCAGGGTCCATCCCTTTAGCGATTAATTCATCAACATACTCTTTTGTTATTACTGGGTCGCCATCGTTGTAATAAGTGTCCTCAATCCCATATAACCATGCACGCTTTTTATCAGATTCATGCTCAAGGTTATACATATAATCCCTATGTGCATGATTCTCGCCTTTAGGAGTACCAACCTTAAAACTAAACCCTCCATTCTGTGCAAGGATAGGAGAAAAAATTTCTTCAAAAACCCCACTCCGCCATTCAGGGTACTCATCGCATATAACTCCAATCGGATTTAAACCCCTTAAATGGTTAGCCGTTCCATCTGCACCAACTACCCCAACTAAACGATAAACCGAACCATTAACTAACTCTAAAGTCATCGCATGGTTATCTTTACGCTTCCAAAGCTTTTTAGGGAATAACTCCAAATAAGGTATCGCCTGCTCATCAGGGTCACGTGTAACCCTTCCTAAACCATTCCATATCGCCGCCCTTGCCTGCGTTAAACTTGGGAAAGCATGAACATATAAACCCCTATCCTCTAACATTCGAGGTAAAGCAATACATAACGGAATAGCCGTACTCTTCCCCGCACGCCTATGAACTATAGCAATCCCATCTAAATGCTTCTTTAACCGCCCTTTATCATCACGCTGATTGAAAAACTTAAACCATTCAAACTGATAAAACGTTGGCTCAAACTTCCCCCAAAGATTACTTAAAATCTCATTACATTCCTCAGCAGTTACCTTGTTATCAAACGTCTCAACAGGAGCTACATACTCACTTGCATCATAAACATTCTGATAATGCAAAGGATGATTCTTGTCTTCTGCAATCTCACGCCAATTATTAACTTTAGAAAATTCATCACTCAATCAGCTTCATCTCCTCAGTATTCGCCTTAGTCGGAACTAAACGTATCCTACCATGCTCATCCTTAACCTCTCTAAACGTTGGAACAAAAAACTTAACACCGCTATTATCTGCCTGCTTCCGTGTAGCCTCTAACGCAATTTCAATCTTTTCCTCTGCATAAATCGAATTCTGCATATCATTTAACAACTTTATCCTTGAACCCTTCGCATCTAACAAAACCTTAGCAGCACTTACTGGGTCTAATTCCTCTGCTGCATCCTCTAAACGCTTTAATCCTTCGTATAACTCTAACCTTTCAGCTTGAATGCTGAAATTCTTATCCTTGAAAAAATCCTTAGATTCGCTCATTCGTAATTACAATATACCACCGCTCGGCGGAACTTTATACCTCTAGCTCTCACTAGCCTGCATTAGACACTCTAGTCTTTCGGTTTAATAACGTCTTCTACTTTCAATACATACTGTTTAGTTAAAGTCTTTTGGTATCCAGTAACCTTAAAAGTTGTACCTTCGCAAACAAGTAATTTACCCACTGCAATTCCATCTGCCCCTATTTCCATTTCCATTTCCATGAAGACACTATACCACTTTCTTGATTTTATTTATTACCCCCTTAAATCGTTTTAAATTGATTTGTTTTTGTTAAAGGGTAAATTATAGCTTTAATGCGGTTTTTGCTTAACCTTGACGATTTAAAGGGGTTTTGTGAAGGGTTTTGATTGATTGCTTGGTTGAGTCTTTGATTTTGAAATTTTGAAATTCTGGTATGTGGGGATTAAAGATGGTTAGGAAGCTGGACACTGTACACCCCCAACCCCGTCTAAAGCGATTGGCTAGTTTGCTATTAACTTAAGCATTATCGGCTGTCTCTTGTCATGTTTTTAATCGGCTATCTCTTATTGTTTTTTATCGGCTATCTTTTGTATGCCGCGCAAAGGAAGCTGGGAATTTTGAAATAACTCCAGAACTGTAACGCTAAGGTGGTTATACGCTCACTGGTGCAATGGACTTACCCTAATCCTGATGAATACTCATAGCTTTTTGAATCGTTGGTTATAAAGCATTTAAAACCGAGTGATATTTCATGTTGATATTTCGCAGTAGTTTGTGTGCTTTTTTGCGTGTTATCTGAACTAAACCCTATAATGGCTCTGTAATCAGCACTTTACTTAAGATAACTCTATATTATTTTGACTCTATAGTCCACTATAGCGTTTTCAATCTGATTATGTAGCTACGTTGTAATTACTTTTTTCCTTCTAAACGAGGATTAAACAATCCCCCAGAATCAATAAACTAAACTAAAATAAAAGCATGTCAGAAGAGCAAGAAAATAAAATCAAGCATTTGGAAAGAACAATTAAGTGCAATCGTGAATTTATCGACAAATTATTAAAAACAACAAGAGATCAAGAGAAAAAAATAAAAGACTTGGTTCAGCAGTTGGACGAGTGGAACACAAAGAAAGCAGAACTAAACCTATTAAAAGCCAAGAACTACAAGATAAAGTCAATCGCTGAGAACCTAACCAAAATCGAGAAAGCAAAATTTCAAGAAAAGCTATAGATTAAATATATTTAATACATCATACCATAGCCATATAATCTCTTGAAAGCTGGTCTAGCACTGTGTTTAAGAGTTTATAGGTTGTTTAGCTGATAAAAATATTTCAAAAATAAATCAAATATTTAATGCAATCTTAGTTATAACATGATACAATAGGGTATATAGAGATTAAGCGAGAGCTAATCAGGTAATCGGAGGAAAAAAATCATGAGCAAATTAAATCTATTTACTACTAAATCAGGAACTATGTTCGTAAGCCCAGATAGAGAATTAAAATCTGAGTCAAATGTTAAAACATGGTTCGGTAATACTTTTGGGGTAGTTAAGGCTCTTGGTACTTTTATATGGACTGCTAAGTCTCTAGCTGAGTGTGAGTATCTAGGCTCTTATGAGAATCTAGAGGCAGCTTCAGAAGCTGTTAAAAACTATAAAGCTGAGTTGGAAGCAGCATTTAATTAATTAGTAAACCAACGACCTAAGCAAGTCAAAAAACTGCTTGAGGAGAAAAGAAATGAAAATAAAATTGATCAAGGGCGTTAACGCAGACACTAAGCATAAAACAATAGTATTTGGGAAATTAGATGGATTTGATAATAACTATTTTTTATCTAATTTTGGGGGACAAATACCTTCAATTAAGAAATTGAGAGAAGTTGAATTTAAAAAGTATAATTTCAGCCAAAAACATAAAGCGATAAGCGATAAAGAAATTAAAGAATTTATCGAATTTAATAATGTTACTTTCTTGCATTTAGCTTATACCACTAAGGACAGTGGCTATTATCACGATTGTCCTGAAGCTTTGTATTTGAATTAATTTAGTAAACCCAACGACCAAAGCAAGTCAAGAAACTGCTTAAGGAGAAAAGAAAAAATGAAAAATTATAAATTCAACAAAAAAGTTTTGAGACTAAAACTTGTTAAAATCAACACTTCACAGGAAATTAAAAATTTTCTTGAAAAATTAGAAGAGCCGACAGTAAACCTTAATTTTTTTAAGGGGTTACTAGAAATAAATAATAAAGAGTTTTATCTCGGCAGCAGTTCTGCCATTAAAAAAATATTAGAGCTGTAACGCTAACCGCTACTAGCATACACTAATTCGTATGCTAGCACT